ATATAGGGGGTGTACGTCAGGACTGCGGATGGCTGAAATCGAATTTAACGTAACAGCCAAACGTTATCCTGCACTGCCCGATATGCGTCTCCTTTGGAGGACGCAGCATGGACAGCAAGGACCGCAATACTCAGCGGCGAATGATCGGGGTAGACCTCGTTACTGACGGGCTACTGGAGGCGATAGCAAAGTACGACGGGTCGACCAAGGTGCACGTGGTGCGCCAGCTTGTTCGCTCGGCCGCCCGTGCTCACTACGGAACCGTAGAGGCTGCGCTACTGGAGGTCCGCAATGGCTGATTTATTCACAGTAATTGCGTGCCTGGTGTCGGTGGGAGTCTTCCTGCTCCTGTTCCTGTGCCCTGACCATGAGGCTTGCCAGCCGGTTCGGAAGCGGGGTGAGCAATGAAATCGGTTGAACATTGCAACAACTGTTGGGCATCCCTTTTGTGCATTAGTGATTACCAAGAGAAGATTCTGAAACTTCGGCTTGAGAATCAGCGATTAACACAGGAATTACAGTCGCTAAAGGCCAAGGAATCAAATGCCAAGGCCGCGATGCAGCGCAACCGATTGCGTAAACCTTTGAAAGGCAACTCGCCCAAGAACGCTGTACAAGCGGACATGATTGCCGGCGCTGTCGAGCGTGCGATTGGAGCGGAAGCATGATCCCTATCCGCAAGTACGACACGGAATATTGGCGCAGTACGTCGGCGGGTTTGCAGCGTGAGGTGGACCACTTCCGCGATAAAGCGACCCTGCAGGGAAACATCATTCAGACCATTGCACGCCGCATCGAGGGCATTTGCGATGAGGTCAGCGCTGGCCGGATGAATGAATCGGACGCGCTGCAGAGGCTGAACAACCTCGCGCAGTTGGTATTCCGGTCGATTGAACAACAGGAAAACGCGGTCAAGTGACCGCACCGCAGGGGTCGGACGTGCTGCCGCACCCCTGCGGCCATTTCATGGAGGATGGATATGGAAATGCAAGAAGAGTCAAAGGTAAAGGCGAACGCCGCTGCCCGGCAGTGGTGCAAGGAAGCGATCAAGCTGGAGTACCGGTGGTGCGTGGACAGCAACAGTTGGTATACGCGTGCTAGTTCGGGCGTTTGGGAGCGCGACAGGCTGAACATGGTGAAGGGTGAAATCATCAAGGGCGCAGCCAAAGCGAACCCAAACGATACGGGCAGTTGGGCGCGCTATTTTGCGTCAGTGGCTGAATCGTTCGATGGCTTGGTGGTTGGTAGCGCTGATTGGGACCAACACCTATGGGGATTCGGCGCGCCTGATGACGTCTATGACCTGATCGAAGGGAGCGCGATCAACCGGCTGCTCGATCTCAGCATCACCAAGCGCGTAGGCGTTCGACCAGGTGGAAGTACCACCAGGTGGGAAGCGTTCCTGCTCGAGGCTGCACGTGGCGATGCCGAAGTGGTGGCGTTCCTGAAGCGCTGGGCCGGCTACGCGCTGAGCGGGAGCACCAAGGAACACTGCATTTTGTTCATCCACGGACCAGGTGGAAACGGGAAGAGCGTTTTCGTGGACACCATCCGGTATGCCTGGGGTGAGTACGCGAAGACGCTGCCAATGGACGCGCTGATGGAGTCGAAGGGCGACCGGCATCCGGCAGAGATTGCCATGCTGAAGGGCGCACGCCTGGCCATTGCCAATGAAACGCAGGAAGGGCGCAAGTGGGATGACGCGAAGCTGAAGCAACTGACCGGCGGCGATGTGGTGGTGGCTCGGCACATGAGGCAGGACTGGTTCGAGTTTACGCCGTGCTTCAAGCTGCTGGTGGTGGGGAACCATGCGCCCCAAATTGCGGTGGTTGACGATGCCATGCGTAGGCGGTTGTGCATGGTGCCATTCACCAACAAGCCAGAGAAGCCAGACGGCGACCTGGGAGCGAAACTCAGGGAGGAGGCAGGAGGCGTCCTACGTTGGGCCATGGAAGGGTTTGAAGAATGGGCGACTCTTGGCGGCTTGCGTCCACCGGAATCGATCCTGAAGGCAACGGCGGGCTACCTCGATGACCAGGACACGGTCGGCGCTTGGTTGCAGGACTGCACCATGCGGGTGGAGAGTGGATGGGTGAGCAGCGCACAGATCATGGCGTCATGGAGCCACTGGTGTGCTCAGAACGGCATACATCCAAAGAGCATGAGGCGGCTTGGGCCAGACCTAAAGGCCCGTGGGATCGTTGCAGAGCGTACGAAGCACTCACGGGGCTTCTCAGGGGTGACGCTAGTGACACATGGTGACGCATTGGGTGACACATTATGAAATCGACATTTGGCAATATTCCAACTACAGAACGTGGACTTATTAGATTGGTGACACTTATGACGCTTCTTTCTGACATAGCACGCACGCGCACGCGCGCGCCCGTGGCTACTCGTATGCAAACAAGCGTCACCAAGCGTCACCCGTCACCAACAAAGGCAAGGAGATGAAAGATGAAGACGTGGAAATCGCCGTACGCGGCGCTAGTCTCAGAAGTACGTGGCAGGCGATTGGGTTATGGCGGCAGCTGGACGAGGTTGAGCCTGAAGCTCAGGCAGAACAGCCCATTGTGCCAACGGTGCGGGATAGCACCAAGCGACGAAGTGCATCACATCGTGCCACTGGAGGTCAACCCTGCTCTGAAGATGGACCCAAGGAACCTAATGGCGGTTTGCCGAGCGTGCCACGAGGAACTCGAAAAAAGAAACGTAAAGAAAGTGAGCCAATAAAAATTCACCCCCCCGGCATGGGTAGGGGGGGTACCCCCCTCCGTTGGGCACCGCCTTGTGGGAGCATCGGCACGCAGGAAGATCAGGGGGCTGCAAGTATTCAACCCGTAGACAGCGCTATGGACCGATCGGATGGGTACGCCAGGGGCGTGATCTTGGGCACCGTGCCGGCGCCAAAACGCATCAAGGCTGCGTGCGCCCGTTACCTGGCAGAGCGATACGCACCAGGTGAACACGGCATCGCCTGGGACGGCACGCAGCTGGACGCGTTCGTGAGCCGCGCTCAGGTCATGGGCATGAAGCTTCTGCCCTGGCAGGTGCACGTCTGTGCGGTGCTGCTGGCGCGCCGGCGCGCGGACGATGGCACTCCGGCTACGCGCTACGCGCTGTGGTCGGTGGCCCGTGGAGCCGGCAAGACGGGGCTGGTGGTGGCGCTGCTCGAGTGGCTGCTATCCACCGGCGAGGATATGGAACTGTGCGCGGTGGCTACCAACCAAATGAAAGCCAACATCATCCACGGGCGCATCGCCAAGATGCACAATGGTGAGGACCGGTGGCGCTCGGTGGGTGGTGGTGCTTCCACTACCTCCGGTTTGATCCAACACAAGAAGGCTGTATTCAACGCGTTCCCATCCACCGATCAAAGTATGGACGGCCTGGTCCCGCGGCTTCTGATCGCGGATGAGGCCAGTCGCATGGACGCGGCAATCCTGCGCGGGATGTCATCGGTCACCAAGTCACCGACGGGTCAGATGCTGTTCATCACCACGCCCGATCGTGATCAGAAGTCGCGGGAACTCTGGCCCTACTGGCAAGCGTGCGAACTTGCGATTGACCAGGGGACGCCGCTGCCCGAAGGATGGTGGGCGATGCTGTGGGGCATGGACACGGACGATGTGCCGGACTCAGACCTAGCGGTGCAGCACGCGAACCCGAGCGCCGGTGTGCTTGGCGCTGGCATTCGCGTCATCCGTGACAAGATCGCGAACGCACTGGCGACCGCAGACCCGAAAGCACGGGAGGAAACATGGCTGCAAGAACTCGCCACGTTCACGGATGACCTTGCCGGCGCGCTGCCGCTCGAGCTACTCGACCGTGTTTCAGTCGACGAGGACTGGGATATGTTGGCCGGTGCAGCCGGTGTGGTGGCGGTGGACTTTAGCCAGGGCGGCTTCGCGTTCGGTTCACAGTGCGATCTCACTTCGCTGTGCCTCGCCGTGTGGGACGGTACGAAGGTGCATACACGCGGATACCACTGGTGGGCCGGCGCTGATATCGCTTTTGATGAGAAGCGCACGCGCCAACCGCTGCAGAAATGGGTCGATGAACACGCACTTTCGCTCGCTGGAGGACCCACAATCGACCTTGATCTGGTCGAAGCAAGGCTCGTAGAGATCTGCAGAACGTACGACGTGCGCGCTTTTGTGGCCGATCCGGTCGGTAAAGCGAGCGCCTGGGCTGCCCAAATGGAGCGGAAACACGGGTGGAAATGGCACAAAGCACCGCAGACAATCGTCTGGATGGGTGGTGGTTGGGCCGTTTGGAGCGATTGGATCCGCGCCGAACGCATCCGATGCAAGCCGGACCCAGTGCTGCGAGCGTGCCTCGCGTCGGCTCGGCTCTATGTCGGACTCACTGGACTGGCCATGCCGGTGAAGCAGAAGAGCACGAGCAACATCGACGCGCTCACTGCACAGGTCATGGCGGCGCGAGTTTTGAACGATCTGCAGATCATGGGAGGCTCGATGTATGAAACACAACCAGGCTTCTGATACGATTCACTTGTCATGGCAACATGGCCTGAGGTCCCGCACAGCGCCTCAGTAAGACGGCTAACGCCGCCTTGGGATGCCCCGAGGGTTTGAACACAAACGCCGTAGCGAGAAATCGCCGCGGCGTTTGTGTTTGGTGCTTCTGATTACTGCGCGTATGTACGCCGCATACACAATCTGAAATAGTGTCTACACGCCGTTGACGCGGTGTATGCGCGCACCATTGCATTCTGTAAATGTCATGGTGTAGTGGTTGAATGGGTTCATGGTTGGGTAAATTCTTCCGCCGGCCGATCGCGCAAACGATCATCAGCTACACACCGCTGACGTTTACGACGGTATCCGCTGATCTACTCGGCGTCCCCGCCATCGTGCGTGCCGTGAATCTGATCAGCACCGATTCAGCGCGGTTGGATCTCACTGTTACGCGCCGCGACGGGTCCGTAGTTCAGGACTCTCCCGCGGTCGATCTGCTCTACGGGAACACCGCTTCCTTCCTGAGTGGGTACGAAATGCGTAAGTGGCTGGCGACGTCGGCTCTCTACTTCGGCAATGGCTACCTGCTCATCCGGCGCGATCTCCGCACCGGCGATCCGGTGGCTTTGGATCCGGTTGACCCGTCTGCCGTCAGCGTTGAGATTAAGGGGTCTGAAGCCCGTTACATCGTCAACAATTCGGTGGTGGATGACTCAAGTCTGATCCACGTGAGGGCCTCGACGGACCCTCGCAGTCCTTGGCTCGGGGTGTCTCCGATCGACCAGTGCTCTCGGGTGCTTGGAACTCAAGCCATCCTAGATCAATGTATCGAGGAGTTGGCGAAGAGTGGTTTTGTCGGAAAACTTGCGATTGAACACCCCGGGCCACTCACTGCTACGGCGCGCGATTCCATGCGTACCAAGTGGGCAGAGCAACACAGCGGCGCAGACAAACTTGGCTTCCCGGCGTTCTTCGGCGAAGGCATGAAGGCATCGCAGATGGCAGCGGACGCAGCTTCGCGTCTTATGGATGCGAAGCGCATGGGTATAGGGGAAGTAGCGCGCGCATTTGGAGTGCCCACGCAACTGCTCTACGAGGGCGAAGGCCGCTCGCAACCCGAGATCGCACAGGCGTACGTCACGCACTGCCTCGCGCCGTTCTGCGCCGGCATCGATGCGGAACTGTCGCGCAAGCTTCTTCCACCAGGTGAACGCCTCAAGACGGATCTGGTTCCTATCACGCAAGGCGACTTCCGCACGGCCGGCAAGGCGTACGCGGCGCTGGTGCAGGTCGGCGTCCTGGCACCGAACGACGCACGCGTGCGGCTCGGTTTGCCACGTATCTCAGGCCTTGACGATCCGGCGCCGGTGATCTCCGGCATCACACCCGCTGCGAATCTCGCAGACGCAGACGAAGGGGACCCACCATATGAGTGATTTAGAAACACGCCAGGCATCCATCGGTGCTGTTGAAGGCAAGACCATCACCGGCTACGCCGCTCTTTACAACTCATGGAGCAAGCCGCTCATGGGTGCGAAGGGCACATTCACTGAGCGCATCGCGCCTGGTGCGTTTGACGCATCGATCGCAGCCGGTGCGTCGCTGTGGTTCATGCATGATTCAAAGCAGATTCTCGCCAACACCAAGAGCGGAACACTCACGCTCGAATCAGACGCGCAAGGTTTGAAATACACGGCCACGCTCGGTGATTCGCAGCGCGACGCCGATGTGCTTGACCTGGTGAAGCGCGGAGTGGTCTCTGAAATGTCATTTGGATTTTCAGTTCCGAGCGGTGGCGACTCATGGTCAGGTGAGAAGCGCACGCTCAATCAAATCAATCTCCGCGAAATAAGTGTCGTCGAAGTGGGTGCATACAGCAACACCACTTCAAGTGTCCGGTCCCAAGAAACGCCAGTAATTACAAAGGTAATCAAGCCAATGAACATCCGCACCATGAATGCAAAGCTCGCAGAACTGCGCGCACAGAACGTCGAAGGCACTGAAGTAGAGAACCGCGCCGAGATCGTCGCACAGATCGAAGAGATCACCGAGGCCCGCAACGCCGCGATGGCTGCCGCTGATGGCATCCGCGAGGCTGCGACCCCGATCCAGCGCACGATGGACCGCCGCGACGCTGGCGAAGAATGGCGCGCATCGCCCGAGTACCGTGACCAGTGGCTGAGCTACTTGCGCGGCGGCCGTATGCCGGAACAGCGTGCAGCGATGACCACCGCTAACCCTGCAACTAACTCGGTGCTCATCCCGAAGCTGTACACCGATGCCATGGCTCACTACGCCCAGGTGGCAACCGTAGCTCGCCAGCTAGTGGACTACAAGTCCGGCGTGCAGGGCTACCAAACGCTGCGCTACAACACGCTGTTCAGCAATGACGCTATCACGAATGCGTGGACCGTTTCCGACGTTGGCACACAAGCAAGCACCGAAATCAATCCGGTCTTCGCTGAAGTTCCACTGGCTCCGGCAGCGTGCTTGCCGTTCACAACCGTCTCAAAACAGCTGCTTTTGCAGAGCAATTTTGATCTGGAAGCCGAAGTCGTCGAAAACCTGAATCGGCAGTTTGTTCGCAATGCTGAGTGGGGGTTGCTATCCGGGGGTGGTTCAACCGGTACGAACGGTTCGACGCTCAATCAGCCAACTGGACTCTTCACTGTGCAGACTGGTTGCACCATCGCGACTGCAACAAGCACTGGTACATCACGCGCCTTGGCTTTGACTGCCGCGTGCACCGTGGTAAATTTGACCGCGATGCGTTACACCAGTCTTCCTGCGAGCTACTGGGGCACAGCCTCTTGGCTCATGGGTCAGGACGTGTACGCCAAGATCGCTGCGTTGACGATCAATGGAGTGCCCGTGTTTGTCCCATCCGCCGATGCCGTCGGCCAAGCCGGTGCGGGCTTCACGTTAATGGGACTCCCAGTGTACGTGAGTGAATTCACTGGACCGACGCAGGCAACCGGTGCAGGCGCGAAGAACACTATCTTCAGTCTTGGCAACCATAACGAGGGGTACAGCGCTCGCGAGTGGGCCGGCGCGACGATCATGCGCGATGATCTGAGCCTGGCAGCAGCCGCTCAGGTGAAGTTCCAGGGCACGATGTTCATGAACGGCAACTTCACCCGCGCGAAGGCCATCGTTCAGATGCAAGTCACTAACGCCTAATCATCCTCTCAAGTAGCTGCGGGGTGGGGTTTCGACCTCACCCCGCAGTAGCGAGGCTCTATGTCTATACCTGCAGTACAACCAGGGCTGGCGGACGTGCGTGCCTGGCTGAAGCGCATGCACAACGAAGACGATCCGGCCATCGGCGCGGCGTTGGCTGCATCGCTGTCGGCGTGGATGGCCGCGACTAACAAGGAATTGAAGGACATCACGGACGAAGAGTGGCTTGCCATTCGGATTCAGGTGGGCCATATCGAGTCATTCCGTGGCGATGACGCCGTAACTCCGGAGCCTCACCCGTTCATCCAGACCATGCGGCGGATGCACAGCACACAATCGATCGGATGACATATGGCCGGCTGTGGATTCTGGCGCGACGTCTTCACTGTGCAGCGATCCACTCAGACGGTGGACGCTCTGGGTCAGGCTGATCTAGCCTGGCTCACTGTCGGCACGGTCCGCGGGATCATCAAGTACGGGCAGCGCGAAGTCATCGGCGACATGGGCGTGGCGGTTCGGACTGAACTGGAGATTGAAACCTCCTATAGCCCACTGGTAGAGGCTCGGTCCCGTTTGTTACTCGGTGTTACGCCCTACAACATCTCCAGCGTGGTTGATCCTGACAACGGGCGCCGAAAGCGTCTTCGCGTCCTGGCAACGCAGGAGATGCAATGAGGCGACATGACCGCGATATGAGTCCGATTTCGACGCCGTACCGACGGGCGGCGGTCAATTCGGGCGCGACCCAAATGCACTTGCAGGTCGACAACTCGACGGTGGCGCAGGCGCTTGGCCGGCTGAGCGCGGAACTGAACGAGCAAGCACGGCGCAAGGGCATCCGCAGGGCGCTACGTCCGTTCGTGACGGAGCTTCGCGGCGTAGTCGGCACTGGACCCTATCGCGG